CGTTTGCGTTAGCATCCTGTATAGCTTGATTGATTGCTGGTGCCCAATCGTTATTCACCACAAGATTTGCGTAACTACTTAAATAAATACTAGCTATATCGGATAATTGAGACGACTTTTGTACCAATTGTGCAGCATTACTAGCCACATTTTCATTAGTAGTATCCAAGCTAGTCTGATCCGCTTTTAATCCGATTGCAGTAGTTAAGTCACTTTTTAATGAATTAATCGCATTGACAATCGTATCTTTTTGGGATGTGGTTAAGGCTGTTAAATCACCCATTTTTGATACAAGGAAATCAATAATGCTGTTTAATTCTCCTTTTGCTAACATGTCCTCTAACTTATTGTTCACATCGGTTGTTAGTCCATCGTTCATCGTCCATTGATAAACAGTGTTCCAATTCTTGACAACATCATTGGTTAGTTTACCTACTTGATTCAAATAATCAATAATGCTATTAATCTTGTCCATCACATTTTGATTTTGATCATTGAGTAATTCATCGTAGGGATGAATCCTCATTGGATAAAGTGGATTAAAGGATGTTAAATTTAAATCTGACAAATTAGCACCTCCTAATATACCAACATAAATAATTGATTCATTTCTTTGAATATTTCTTTCTCAATTCTCAAGAAAGTTTCACGATATTCTTGCAGCATTTTTGAGAAAGATTGAACACCAATTTTACCTTCTTTGTGAGTGATAGCACTTTCTGTTTCATTTGTTGTTTGATTGGCTGTACTCGTTGCATCACTTGATTCACTCGTTGAACCACTAGCAGCACCCGAAGAAGTTTTTGAATTATTATTCGTGTCTTCGTCAATTCTGTTTGCATACTCAATTACTCCTTGACCATCATTCGCTGTGATACTCAATCGGGTGTCAGGTGTATCGGATTCCAGATGCCTTTGGAAATCATTTTCGACTAAACTTCCATTTGTTGATTGTGAACTAGTTCCATTAGAATTCCCTTTGGTTTCAGAACTTCCATTCATTGTTTGATCATTTGTTGTATCATGAGTTGAATCTGTTTTGGTGTTGTCTAATGGGTTAAATTGAATCAATTCTGATTTGAATAAGTTGTTCCAATAACCCATGTTAATACGAAGATAGTTTTCAAGTTGAAACTTCCATAATTCCTCCGTTTCAAATCCAATTTCCCTCATAAAGAAGTTTCGAATAAAGTCTGTTTCAAAATCTGCTCTTTTGGTTTCATCATAGAACGGATAATCAAAGTCAAAGATTTTTGTTCGGGCTAGTTCAATCTTATCTCGAAGATTGGTTGCACCATCTAAAGCATAAAGGTCAACAATCTCTTTCAAGGTGATCGTATAAGTTGCCATTATTGATCCCCTCCTTGACTTGTTCCACCTGTGATATTTGATTCAAGCTGCTCCACAATTTCATGCCTAATCTTCACCGACACGTCCAATTCAGGATAAAGTTCATTGATTCTGTCACATGCTTCTTCTCTTGATTTAAGAAAAATATTAGAACTTGCTTGAACTTGCTCATTATTGGAATCTGCTTCACTTGTAATCATTCGTTCACGTTTTTCTAAGTTTGCATTGTTGATTCCTAAATATGTCATGACTTCATTCCAAACAGCGTTTTTCTGTGTGTTCAATTTGTCTACAACAAAAGGGGCATCGGTTTTAAACACTTGAATAGAATCAGTTGACAGCGATTCGTGAGTTAGAATAACAGGTGAATTTCCATCAATTTGTTCATACAAATTTTGTAGTGATAATCGGTTTTGATCGTTGACCGCAATGGTGATTGGTGTCTTTTGAGCATTCTGATTAATCCGAATAATCTCTTTTAATTCTGCTAAATCTTGGGCAAACATTTGTAAACTTGGTAATGTCCCGAAGTGTTGATCATTATTCCAAATAACAACACCTGTTTTCCGTAGTTCATCCCCTGTTGGTTTCATATCTTTGTAGTTATAAAGTTTAAAAGTATCTTGGTAGGATGGTGTACTCACATGAAATTTAGTAGGTAGAAAATAATGATCAATTGTTCCACTTACAGCACCTTGGACAGCTACATAACCTAATGTTGGAGATTTATAAAATCCCACATATCCGAATTGGTGAAGGCTCATTTCTAAATATCTTGGGTCAACACTATCAGGTAAACCCTCCCACTCAAATAATTGATACGCTAAAGCAGTCAAGTATTGAAAATAGTGAGTGTAATAATTACGATCACGCATTCCAGCAACTTCATTAGCAGTTTTATATGAGGTATTTCTATTTCGGTTATTTCTACCCATTTGCAATCACTCCATTCGATAATGCATAATTCCCAATATCATCAGTGTGCCAAAGGGTGATACCATTATCGAACACTGCTTTTAATTCATCTAAATCATTATTATTAAAATTTCCTCTTATGATGCAGCTAGTTGTTTGTACATAATTCCAGTTTTGTCTTGTATGAAAATTAGGAATTTTTACTTCGTTTTTCTTATACCCATACATGTTAAAATAATCAGTTAATCTTTTTCGATATTCGGGTGTGATTTCTTTTTTAATAATCCAAACACCTGTATAACCATTACCAAAATCAAAGTAAGAGTTTGATCCCATTTTTGCTATGGATGGAGGAACATTTGAAATATCTTTTTGTTTGGCTTGCAATGCTTGAGATTGTAACATAGCATCTCCACCACTTTTGATAATACTTGTTCCACTTGACAATGCACCAACAGGACTACCAGCCATAATAGAAGCAATTCCAGCAATCAACCCATTTCCAATACCCATATCGGCGTTGAATTCAATCTTATCCTTTTGGAGTTGAATGCTATTTCGATTTCCTTGAATATAAGCAGCAAGCATATCAACTAATACAGGAATATCATTCGGATTGTTGTCAATCAAAGCATGTTCCATGCTGATCTTTTCTTTTACTCCATCGTCATTTAATTGACCGTTTAGATAATCTTTGACAGAATAAACAGTTTTGTTACTAACACCAAGCGAACCACGAATATCTAAGATTAAATCTGGAGAATCAATGTATTCGTTTTTTAGTTCAATTTGATTACCTTTAAAATCTGTTATAACTGTCACACGATAAGGGTACATATCCAATTTTGGTTCTGTGTTTGGTGTGAATCCGTCATATTTGTTTCCCATATCTTTAATCCACGATGAATAAGAAACATTTTGACACATTAATGTATTTGCTGAACCAATCGCAACCGAAGCATATTTATTTGTATCAAATGTAATGGTTGTTCCATCATAGAATGGATTATCGGGTAACATGTCTGTAACATACATCGATACAACATTATTCACATCGGCTGTATTTGTGTAAATATTAGTAATCACATCTCCAACATAGGGGGTTAGTGTGACATTACTTGCTGGTACACTACCATCTAATTTAAATGGATGCACATAAAAACATAAATGTTGTGGTAATCCATTTACACTCCATTGATAGACCGATGGAGATTGTAATGTTTTCTTTGAAACAACAACCAAAAAATATAAATCATCATAGACACGATAATGATCAACACTTGCAACCTTATAATCTGTTCCATAATGTAAACCCTCATCTTGAGTGTTAATAACAGGACTTCCATCAGCATTCCATAATTGACAATGCTCCCGAACCACAAAAGAAGGTTTAAAATTCATTTCAAACATCCATGTTTGGAGAACATCAATTTCAAAATAAACATTACAAGTTCCTTTTTGAACATATTCAATTTTGGTGACAAAGGCATAAAATGTCTTTTGAAAAGAAGCGTTGTGAAAGGTTAAATAGTTAACGTTCCATAGATCATCAATGGACTTATTCACTCGAACAAAATGTCGTCCCTCAATACGCTGGAAATTTGCTTGCAGTTCAGTGTGAACGGCTGTTTGAATAGAAAACCAATTAGATTGGTCGTTTAAGGTGTCGAACCACCTTGTATGTTTGTAGTCATTATTGAACTGAATAGAAGTTAAGAAACTAATATTCGTTCCACTTAATGGTACAGTAGCCATGTAAACCCTCCTCTATTGGA